AGGTCTTATGATATAGTCATCAGTATGAATACCCAGTTCTTTACCTGTATCTTCTCTTACAATGACATATCTATTTACCGATTTATATGCTTCATCTAAATCTTCGGCATTACATTCTTCTAATGCTTTTGATGCATAACTTAATTGTTTTTTAGAACAATCAAAATATACATCTTTACTTATTGGTAAAGTATTCATTTTGTTTTCCTTTCTATATTAAATTAGTTTTGATTATTTTGATATAATTCTAATTTAATTCTATTTTTTGGATTTGTATTATAATTATATAGTCTTTCAATATTAATTATATAATCATTTCTACTTGCTTGAACTCTTAATTTAACACTATTGATAGATAACTTTTTTATCCAATGTTTATAATTAAAAGATTTATTTACAAAACAAGAGAGCATTGCATAAATAAATTTTTGACTTCTTGAAAATTCAAAATATTCATTTATCTCTCTTAATCTTCTAGCCCAAGTCTTTGCTTGTTCTAGATGTGTTATTGTAAACTTACCATCTTTAAAAGTATTCAACATTCTAACATCGCTATAATGTTTACCATTTAACATTGCTATACTTTCTTTGATATTAAATTTATAAGTTCTTACAAACCATTCTAGTAATGCATATTCTTTATTGCCCAATTTACAATAGGACATTAAAAATTCAGTCATTGACCATTTAGCTTGTACAGAATTTAACATTCGGACATCTTTTATTTTAAGATCATCTCTTATGATGTACTTAATTGGATGTCCTACTATTTTATATGCTTCCAATCTATGTTGACCATCAATGATATTCATTTTTGCATCAACTATAATTGGTAACTCCATATCTTTATTACGAATTGCTTCTACTAGATTTCTTACGTGTCTTTCTCTAATATTTCGATTACCACGTAAGCTATTGAAAGCATTGTAATTTTTGGTAGTATGAATTACGTCTTTACTTATCTTCATTTGTTTTTTCCTTTCTGGCTTGTTCTAGTTTATACTCATAACGAGAATCTTCTGCTAATAATTGTTCATAATCTAAATCAGCTTCTTTTACAATTCCACATTCAGATTGTAATCTCGTTCGGAGTTCTTTTGTTTCTATTTTACATTCGGCATAATCATCCCGAATGGCATTTAGTTTGTCAAAATATATCTCATCTGACGATGCTGGTACTAGTTGTCCCATTATTTTTCCTTTCCTTTTTCTTTTTTGATTTTTTCTATAATATGGGTTTTAATATCTTTTTCAGTTCCTATAACTGTTAAAAGATTCCCCTCATTATACACTTTACTGTACACATTTTGATTGATTGCCAAACTTGTTCCACTTGCAATAAATGTAAACTCTGTACAACTAGTAAGTAAACATAATACTGTTGTTAATGCGATAGCTATCTTCATTACTTTTTGTCTTTATCAAAAATCTTCATATCTGTAGGCAGTATTGTTTTTCTTGCATCAATTACATTGCCTTCATCATCTTTAACCATATGATTAGATTTCTTTACAATTTCGAAAAACCTATTTCGTTTGTAAACTACATATCCTATGGCTATTGTTAATATTATTAACCAACACATATATCCTCTATCCTATTATCCAGGTTTCATAGCATTTATTACACATAGGATATTCTCTCTCAAGATTATCTTTATCTAATAATAGATGTGTTTTATATGCTAATTTATTACAATCCTTTTCAGGATTACTACATTTTGGTACAGTAGTATCTATTGGATTATTATCATAGCTACCACGTTCAGTTATCTTAATCATAAAAGTTCCTATTCTGTTTTAGGTTCTTTCTTAATTATTTTATAAGGTATATCTACCTTTTCTGGCATAAATTTAGCAATTGCAAAACATAATCCTAATACTATTCTTATAGGAAACATTATTGCTATCCAAATCCATTTGGCTGCTACATTCATTAGCCAATTTTGTATTGTCTTTAACATTATCTATCCTTTCTATTTTGTTTATTTAATATGAAATATATTGCGATAAATATTGGTGCAAATACTAAAACCATAATTAAATAAAATTGTAACAATGGAATTATTGCACTCATTATCTATCCTTTCTATTTCTATATTGTTCATTCATATGCTCGATAAATTCTTCGCTACCTTTCATTAACCATAAACCGATTATTATAATCATACTTAATGAGGCATAGAATCCAAATCTTACATAGTCTTGATCTATTATTGCTACAAACATAAACATTATCACTACAGCAATTAGTAAACATAATTGTATTATTCTAATATACATATCTTTCCTTTCTATTAACGTCATTTACGATGTCAAACGTAGTTAATATCCATAGACACTATTCGGTATCAACTCACGCTTTGTAGAGGGAGAGAGTGTGAGAGAACACTAGTTCTTTCACGACTTTTTTCCTACCACGATAAAAAAAGCCCCATACTTCCAAAGAAGTACAGGGCTTAATTTAATTATATAAGAATACCTTGTTTAAGATTATCCTTAATCCACTTTTGGCTTTTGCCATCAGTTTCAACTGATTTCAATTTGCCTTTAGAAGACTTTGTCCAGTCCTTACCAAGAATTTGTTTATACCAATCCTTTGCAACTTCTAGACAATATTCAGCTCTAGCTATATTCAACGCTTGAGCTTTACTTGCAAAGATAACCCTATTCATCTGATTAATACTTATTTCAGCTTGATTATCTTCTCTTGACAATGTCGCAATTCTATCCTTTGTTTTATCAAAAGATTGCTGACATCTGTCCAAGTGATACTGCCATTTACCTACTTCAGTAGAGGCATTAGCACT